CAGCGTAGGCACTCGGAGCTGGTGTGGCCGAATTTCGAGTGAACCCACCGGCAAGCGCTCGTACAACGATTTGTGGGGTGTCAGGCGCTAACCCCTGAAGTCACGCGGTTTGTGGCCGCCGTCGACAGGGAACGCCGCTCGCACGTGGAGTACCGGATCAACGACGCGCAGGCGGGCATTGTGCGTGAGATCTACGACCGCTTCGGCTCTGGTGACGGAGTACGTGCAATCGCCAAGGACTTGAACGAACGTGGCGTTCCTGCGCCCAGAGCTGGCAAGCGCGGGACAGGGTCGTGGTCCCCCTCGTGTGTTTGGGCGATGCTACGCCGCGAGCGCTACGCTGGCAGGCTCACTTGGGGAAAGGTCCACAAGACGTACCGCGGCGGCACGAAGGTGCGGGTGCCGAGCGATCCCTGCGTCGAGATCGTCGACGAGAACCTTCGCATCGTGAGCGACGACCAATGGAACGCAGTGCAACAGCGCATTGCTTCGAACCAAGCTCGGACGGGGCTGCGTGGGCCCAAGGGCAAAGGGCCCCGCTACTTCCTCACCGGCTACGCCCGCTGTGGAGTCTGTGGCGGCCCGATCAACGCAACCAGCGGCCGGGCAGGGACCACCAACGTCGGCAAGTACGTCTGCGCGTGGCACCGGACCCGGGGCAACAGCGTTTGCCCAAGCTCCCTTCATCGGCCGGTGTCGAGCGTCGATGCAGCCATCTCGACGTGGATCCAGAAAAACATCCTCAAGGAAGAGCTGATCGCTGAAGTACTGAAAGAGGTTCGCAGACGCCTGGCGGAACGGAGCAAGAAGTTCGACGCTGAGATTCCGGCCTTGCAGGGACAGATTCAGGAGCTCGAAGACGAGGTCCGCCGGCTCGGTGAGGCGCTCCTCAGCGCCGACAAACCGCCACAGGTGGTGCTGAAGATGATCGAGGAAAGAGAGTGGCGCCTGGAGTCCCTCAAGGCCAGATTGGCGACCACGCAGGCGGCGCCCTCGGCCATCGACCTCGAGACTCGTCGAATGGAAAGGGAGGCGCGCGAGAGGCTTCAGCAGCTGCGCAGCCTTCTGGAACGGAACCCCGTTGAGGCGCGCAAGGTCCTCGACGCCCTGTTGGACGGACCCTTGACCCTCACGCCCACGGAAACCTCCGACGGCAAGCGCTTTCGCATCGAGGGGACGGTCACGACGGGAGCCTTGCTCGCCGTGTACGACTCATCAAGCAGCGTCCCCAGGGGGATTTGAACAATTGAGCGGCTTCGTGGCGATCCGGTTTGTGGCTTGACGGACAGGGAAGCGGCTTCGGCCCTACAAAACCCGCACTTACAAATCCAGGGGCCCCATGTCGATTATCCGTTGACGCGTCGGATATATGTGCTATCCTACAAATATCAACGGCCCCGCAGGGCGGCAACCCTCGGGGCCAGGGCAACCTAGCAGGAGGTCACCATGAGCGAGCATAGCACCGAAAGCGAACACGACATCGACATCCAACACGTCGAGCTCCGGGACGAAAAGGCAGCAGACGTTGCCATGTTCAAGACATGGACCATCACCTACGAGCCGACCGATGTCGCGGTCGCGGATGACCGATCTGGCGAACGCGGCCCTGCGCGCCGCGAGCCCGGGGAGCCTACTGTGCGGGTTCGAAGTCCGCGAGCTTGTGGATGGGGAGTGGGTCAGGGCCAACGAGGAGGAGTCATGAAAGAAGCTCACGAATTCTGGGAGGAAGTGACCGAAAAGGAGCATGCGCTCATCGAGGCGAGGCGCGCCTACGCAAGCGCCTACGCCAAGCATTTCGGAGTGGTGCGGCTGGGTCATGACGATCGATACGCGATGCCGCTGGAGGTCGGCGAACGGCGTCTGAGGAAGGTTCAGGAGGACAAATGACACGCCCATCATCCATGACGCTGTACACGATCGACCCCGCGGAGCTCGCCAAGGAGGTGGCTGACGCCGTCATCGGCCACATCCACCACGTCGCCTTCAGCGTCGGTCTGACCTGCCAGCCGATGGGCCCGTGCGACCTGGAGTTCAGCGTGCGGGTACTCGCCCACTACGCCATCCACGGCGGCGAGCTGGACGCACCGGTCCAGGAGTACTTGATCAGCATGCTGCCGATCTGGTCCAGAGCGAGCGATGGCCCGTCCGTCACGACGCCCGAGTACGACGACCCGGACACGGTCGACGCGACCCGGTGGCTGGGCCAGCTCGTCCTCGTGATGCGCGCTGCCGAGGGACGCGAGCGCATCGACGCCGGTCAGGACGTGGGGCCCGCGGAGCTCGCCATCCTCGGAGGCGTGAGCTCGCGGCACGTCCGACACTTGCTCCGGAGCGGCGAGATCAAGGGCAAGGACGACGGGCGCAGGTGGAGCGTCGCCGCCACAGAGGCGCGGCGGTGGCTCGCAACAAGGGTACCGTCGTGACCAATCTTCCTCGCCCAGCTCAGCATCTCCAGCGCGTCACCGCGCTTTTCCCGAAGTTCTGGCGTGAGTACGAGCGGTTCAGAAACGATCGCGGCCGCGGTCTGCCTGAGTGGCCGAACTGGTGTTACTGCCCGCTCGCTGCGAGCTACGCGATCATCAGCGGCGGCGGAGACGGTCGCGTGCCCTTCGACCAGGCCCACCTGATTGGCGAACTCGGCGCCCTCGCGGCATGGCGGCCAGGCAAGGGCATCTATCGCTTCGACGACGACCTGTTCAGCGCCCTGGTCGAAACGCCCGTCACCGGCGACCTCCCGGTGGAAGTTCTGCAGCGCCTACCCGAGTGGTGCGTGTACGTCGAAGCGCCTGTCGCCCCCATGCACGGCTTCTTCGCCTTCCTCGAGTGGGACGCAGGGGACGGTCGCACCGAGCTTCGCATCCTCCAGGACGTGGACCGCGACGCCGCCCCTCGGCTTGTGCCCATCATTCTTCACCTCAGCGGCGGGACCCTCGAGGACGCCTTGCACGCCTTCGAGGCAGAGGCGGCGACGCAGTGGGCCAAGGCTGGCAGCCCGTCGTGGGTAGGCCCCCGACCTATCGCCGAGGAGACCGCCAAGGTTGTTCGTCCTCTGCTCTCCCTGTTGCTCTACCTTTGCAGCGACGACGCGGACTACGCTGGGGATCGCAAACCGGTTCGTCCCAAGCCCGTGAAGACGAACAAGGGGACGAAGATCATCGCGCCCGAGGCTCCCACCGTTTGGGACGTCGGCATGAGGATCGGGGCGGCCCTGCGAGCCGCTGGCGACGTGGAGCGTGGAGAGCCCGGCGAGGGCTCCCACGCGTCCCCCAGGCCGCACGTCAGACGGGCGCACTGGCACACGTACCTGACGGGCAAGGGCCGCACCCTTCCGGTGGTCCGGTGGGTCTCTCCGGTCCTCGTCGGGGGCGCCGGCACCGTGCCCACGGTGCGGAAGGTGGGTTTGGAGTAGTCGTCTTCGCTCGAGTCACATATCCTTGCCACCGGAGGCTCGAATGAACAAGGACTACGAGAAGGCCGTCGCCGAAGCTGAAACAAAGTACTTTCAATCATTTCAACCAAAGCCCGGACTCGGTTCGCCACGACCTGACAGGGACGCACTGCGAGCTGACCTGATGCTCGTGTACGCTCGAGGTCAGTACCATTTGCTAAAGGAAATCCGCGACCTTGCCCGCGGGAAAGCGGACAGCTAGAACGTCCAAGGCTCACCACCGAGTGAAGGATTGTTCATGGCTTCGATCGACTTCAGATCTACCGTTGCCGAGAACCACCAGTGCGCCTGGCTGGCCGGCGACAACTCTGTCCACGTCGCTGGCGAGTCCTACCACCAAGATCACATCGAGATGGTGGTCCAGCATTTCGGCGTCCAGAACCCTTTCTGTGCGTGGCTGATCCCGGAACCGGAGAACGCGCACGACAAGAACGCGGTGGCAGTGTACGTCGGGGGCGGGAAGGTCGGGTACCTTCCGCGTGATCTTGCCGAGCGATGGCAGTGGGCGTTGATCGAACTCCAAGCGGAAACGGGGCTGCGAGCCGCATGCGTCGGGAAGTTCTTCGTGTCGGCGGCCGTCCAGGACTGGGTCAGGAACGCCCACCAGGTGGAAGTGCTCTTGACGATGCCGCATCCCCCCATGAAGCCACCGAAGCAGAACGGCATGCTAGACACAATCCCCTCGGGGGGCCTCACGCTCGGGGCGATCGCGCTGGACACGAAGTGCCAGGTGTGTGGGGCGATGTGGAGAGTCGATGTCGAGCTGCTCGAAAGCGCCCAGAGGCCGTGTTCGCATCCGTTCGCTTACAGTCCAGCTGACGTCCTGCTCGTCGTCGATCGCCTCCGTGCCGTTGCGACCAACTTGAAGGCGATGATGAAGAAGAAGGGTTAGGTCAATTCGGCGGCGAACCTGGTGGCCCGTCCGCCGTCGAGATGGGGACCCAGGCGATGCGCCTGCCATCCTCGGCGATGATCGCGACGCCGTTGCTTCTGGCCTCGAGCTCGAACAGGGGCGAACCGGTCGCGTCAAGCACGAGCAAACTATCTTCGGGGGTGATGCGTGTGGTCTTCATGCCCCCTCTTCGGACGTGCGTCGAATCGGTTGCGTGAAATCGTCACAGGCCCTTCAAGTGCTCGGGCAAGTCCACCAACTGGACATCAGGGGAGGTGGAGGGAAGCCACCGGCCATTGATGGCTTCGATGTCCTTGATCTTCCGCTGGAGCGCGACAGGCAAGGAGCCCGCCTGAACAAGCGTCTTGATCTCGTCCAAGTCGAACACGACAACGCGGATTCCGCTCTTCGCCATCGCGAGCACCTGCAGCAAACGGCATTCAGACACCTTGGTTTGGTGAGTGCCAGGATCCCTCGGAAAACCGGACGCACCCTTGACCGTAAAGAACACGCCAATATCGCACGAATACTTCATCGAAATCTCTATGAGAGCGTACAACCGAAGAAACTCTGCAGTGCCGACCTTGCCCCCCCAAGCCTTTGCTTCCACGAGTATCCCGCCGAAATTCTTGTTGCCTTGGCACATGCTCATCAGCATGGTCCAAGGAACATCTTGGCCCGACACCAAGAGATCGTGCTGCCCAACCGGGCTTCGATAGGACTGAAGCGAATCTGCCCGGGCGAGGTTTCTGAATGCCAGGAAGGCAATCTGTTCCATCAGGTTCCCCGCTTCGCGCTTGTCGGCATCCGTGGGGTGCTGCTTGCTGCAAATGGCCTCGAGCTTCTGGATGTACTGGTCAAGCTCGTCGTTTGCCGGGTAGAGTAGGGAAGAGAGATTCTGCAAAGGACCGGTGGCTTCCCCAACTTGTTCCAAGGCCTCGATGTACTGCTCGAAGAACTCTTCGGGCGTCATGGGCGCTCCAGTTCGAGAGTGACCCCCTCAGTCAGCATCGTGCGAGTATCATAGCCAATATTCCGGTCGTCAACGATCTCCTCGTCGCATAGAGTACACTGCAGAGGAAAGCTTGGAAGACCATCGCGGAGCTGGCGAGCCGCGAACGGTGCTTCGCTGCAGCCGTGATACAGTAGTAGGTAGTTTGTTGTCGCACCCATGGACGCGAGGTGCGCGAAGATGGCCAATGCTGTCGAAGAACGTATTCCCGTAGCGATTGCAATCTCATGGGGCTGCGCGGCGCGGCGGCTGTTGAGAAACGAAACGAGAACCTCCCACTGAGATTGCGACACTGCGGGCATATGTTCCCGCAACGGCCCGATGTTCACCGAACACCCAACTCGCCAAGTAGAAATCTCAAAGCCCCCGCGCTCCCTCCGTACTCGGAGAAGCAATTGACGTGCTGGAATGCATCTTGGCTTTCGTCGCCCTTCAGTCCGAAGTAACAGTGCCCTCGGAACTCCTTCGTCTCCTTCGTCTCTTGCGGCGAGACCCTATCCAAGCTGCACTCATACGACTTGGTGCCCCACTCCTTGACTATTGTTTGGAGAACCGCGTCGCGCACATCACGCCTGTTGGTCTCGCTCTCGGGCGCCCCAATTGCAAGAAGCACAGCGTCTGCGAGGCGGTCCGCCAGCGCACCCAAGCCAGCAACGTCGATATCAACAACGGCGCCACTGTGCGCGTTGAGAGCGACGCCTGCGCTCTCAGCGCGGACACGGCGGTCTATCCATCGGACGTCACCGGCGGACCTGTACTTGGACCACATTTGGTCGAGAACCAACTGCGACAAGTTTGGTTGCTTGAGGGGCGTACCGAGCATCTCCTCCAGTGCACGCACTGCTGTTGGCAGGCGCTGCCAAAAAGCGAACTGGCTTGTGTGTAAGGAACCAGTCGGCGCCGAGCTGTAGGAGAAGCCGTCCCAATGCAGAGCAATGTACTTCGGGGCAGCCTCCACCGTCACATGCCAGCGAATCCGGCAGGACTGGGGCGCATCATCGCCCGGTTCGAAGAGCCAGTGCGTCACCGTGACCGCGAGGACGTACCAGGCCGTCCGCCCGTCCCGAAAGGGCCCGTACCAGGACTGAGACTTCCCAAACTCTGACAGGAAGTCCCTGGCGGTGAGTTTCTGCGGAAATCCATCCGTCTCAGTCAAGTAGAAGGCCAGCCACTTGCGAGGCCGACGACAAAAGGCCAGCATTAGCGCATCCACATCGAGGGAGCCAGCCTCGAACTTGTCCGAGAGTTCCCTGACGAGCTGGTCTTTGGGCTGTTGCCGTGACTTGGGGACGAGCTGAACGAGGATATCTTTGCTGAAGTCACCGCTCGCAACAAGGTGCTGGAAGAAATCGACACCCGGAGCGAAACCGTTGTCAACGAAGGAGTGCATCAGGTTCAAGCGTCCCGCCATGCAGAGAGCATACCGCGGTCCAGTCAGGACTGGAAGGATTGAACTCGCTGACTGATCGAGCTCCACAAACGACGAAAGCGCCCCGACCGAAGTCGAGGCGCTTGCTGAAAGCCACGCGGCTTCCGGTCTCCGGTCTAGACCCCTTCCGGAATGCGCAAGTCCTCCGGGTAGGGATTGTCGTCCGGTACCCCTCCCACCCAAGAGTCCGGCACGATCGCAGACTCGACCAGCCCGCCCATTTCCACCATCCGAGCGAGCGATACCCACCCTGCCAGTCGCCTTCCCCGCACCGTCCGGCCTCCACCCCAGATCGGACGCACGGGGCACACCTTCCTGCGACCGTACGGCTGACCGAAGTCACCCGTTGCCCATTCGTTCTCCGCCGTGCGCTCGAGCAGGACGGCCGCGTGGTCGGGCCCAGTGACGTGCAGCAGATCGCCCAGGTCGGGCTCGCCCCACGCGACGTACCAAGGAGAGCGAACCAGTCGGGAGAGGTTGGCGCCGACTGCCCAGCCCACTAGGCCCCCATCATCACCGCGATTGACGACGCGCTCGTCACGGCACCCGAGAAGCATTGCCACGAAGTGCCACAGGTCGCCGCAGCTCTGGTAGCCGCCGCCTTCGTCGCGCATCTTGATGGCCCAGGCTGCACCACGTCGCAGGGCGTCCTCGTACTGCTTGCGACGCCCCTCGGTGACCCACTCGTGCACGGGGTCGCCGACGGAGCGGCCTCGAGAACCATCGACGGCCCACGTCGCGATCTCGACGGCGGCCCGGCGTACGAGCTCGAGCGAGACGCGACCGGTTCCAGGCTCCCAGAGGTGGACACGTTTCATTTCCTCTCCTCGCTCTCGACCACAATTCCTCTGTCCGCGAGCTGCCAGCGTACATCCGTCCACCTAGCCCACATCGCCCAGGTCAGCGCGTCCGGTGCGTAGACGACCACGCCGGCATCGTCGAGTCGGACGATCTCGCGAGCTCCCGAGAGCATGATGAGACGAACGGTGATCACGTCGCCTCTATCCACGTCGGCAGCCCGCCGCGGAAGTCGGTCTCGATGGCGTCGTGGTCCACGCGGATGGGCCCGAGCATCACGTCGAGGGGACGGAGCTGCTGCATGCACCACCCGCGGTTGGATGGCTCAGGCACGCGCGACCCTGACCGCCAGTAGCGCGTGATGCGGGGGAGTTTCCACAACGCCTCGGAGTCGAGCCCTCCGGGGTCCGCGCCGACGTACAAGCCGGCCTGGTACCCAGCGCCCACGACCAGCATCGACCACGCGTTGATCCATTCCGCGGTCTTGTCGGCGGGGCCCATGCAGCCTTCGAGATCGAGCCACACGGTAGCGCCCTTCGGGATGCTCAGGTCAGCCAGCCAGTCGAGGGCCATCTGACCGTCCGTGGCGCCGATGTCACCCGATGGTGTCCACCCTGGAGTCCTCGATGGCGTGCACAGCATCAGCGCGAGCCCCGAGCACAAGATGCGGGCGACCTCCTCGCGCGTCACGGCGTAGCGTCCGTGGAGGTAGCGCACGACGAAGTCGACGCCAGCTCGGACCAGATGCCGACACGCGGCCGCATCCAGCGCCTGCACCGTGTCGATGCCGCGGGCGTGGGGACGAGCGGCGGCGGCCCTCATCTCTCGCACCGCACGTTGCACGCCCTCACCCCCTCGACGGTGCCGTTGCTCGCGACGACGCACGACGGGCCCGATGAGTCGTCCATCCACAGGTATCCGAGCCGGGACAAGCGCTCACAGTCGGGCGTGCAGTCGGGGTCGAGACCTTCAGGGCACTCGAGCCGCTCGAGCATGTCGCACGCCTGGGGGCACAACGGAAGGCCGGGGGACGGCGTGACGGGCTCGGGAGAGCAGCCGGACAGCGCGACCGCGAGGACGAACACGAAGGCGAGCGCTGCCACGACGGCGACCACGATGGCGAGCGCACGAAGCGCTGGGACGTGCCACGCGAGCACGGCGCGCTCGAACACACGGCCGGCGAATTCGCGGATTCCCCGAAGCTGGGTACGGAGCCGCTGAAGCTCTTGGTCGAATTCGGCAGAGATCATCGCATCACCCCCATCTTCCGCAGGTTCGCGACCAGCGCGGCGACGTCCACGTCCGCCACCCAGGTCTCCGCCTCGAGGTCGTTCTCGATGTTCTTCCAGGCCTCGATCCGGTCGTAGGGTTCTCCCCACGATGAGACGTGCCCGAGGCCGTCTTCCGTGTAGGTTGCGCACAACTCGGCGTGCCTTCCCTCCACGGGGCCGGTCAGCTCCCACGCAAGCTTCCCCGGCGTCCAGTGCAGGTAGGACCGATCCACGCGCTTGCCGCGGACGACGAAGCGAGCTTGCTTCCCGGGGGCAGAGAGCGCGGACTTGATCTGCGCGACGAGCTTCGTGCTGTGCAAGATGCGACGGGGCCGAAGCCAGTCCTGGTCGAGCCCCGCAGTCAGCGCGTCCCAGGGGGGCTCCTTATTGACGTTGCTTCGGTCGTAGCGCCATCGCGTTTCGGACACCCAGCCCGTCTCGCGCGCGACCTCGCTCATCGCGAGCATATTCGACCCGGTGTCCGTCAGCAGCGCCTTCTTGCCCTTCGCCCGCTTCAGTCTGGCGAGGTAGTAGAGCGCCAGCACGCTGGGCCACGTTCGCGGCAGACCCAGCAGGCCGAGCGTCGCCCAGATCGCCCCAGCGTATGCCCACGCTAGGCAGTCCTCCGCCAGTTGTTCGCCTCCGCGGCGCACGCACTTCGACAGCGCGTCGCAGCTCGGAGGGGACTCGACGGGCGCATATGCGAGTCCGTACGGAGCCGCGTCGGGGGGCGAAGGGATGAAGCCATTGCAGAACTTCCGGCTCATCGCTGGGCCTCCGTCCACACGATCGGGTCACTCACGGCACCCGCACTTTGGCCCCCGCCGAACAGGTTGACGAAGGACCGAATGATGGTCCACGCCTCCACGATCTCAGCGAGTAGGCCAGCAATCGATGGTTGCGAGCACGACTCCGAGGCCAAGGCGATCGACTTCACCGCAACCTCATACGCGGCCCAGGCCCGAGCCATGGCGTCATCGAAGCCCTTGCGCGCATCGGGGCTCTTGAGCAGATTGCGCACCCCGCTCCGTTCGACTTCGGCGAGCGCCCGCTGCACGTCGGCCAGTTGGGCCTGAGACGTGACCACGGTGGGCATGACCGCCCCGCACGGGTCGCGTAGGAGCGAGCAACCAGACAGACAGGATATGAGTCCGAAGCCCACGATGATAGCGAGCGACAGCGTGATGATGGTCAGTCGGAATTCAGGCATTGTTCATCTCCAGGTTTGAAGCGCAGCGACCACCGCCGACGCAACCGCCATTGCGATTGCGCCAGCAGCTCCCCACAGGGCCGCGCGGGCTCGGGCTCGCGCGACAGCCTCGGCTTCCACGGCGGAAGCTTTGGCCTTGCTCTCTTTCGACAGGCTTTGCTCGACGGAGTCCAAGCGGACCTGCAGCCCAGCAATCTCGCTCTTGCGTTCCTCGTACCGCCTCCGGAGCGCTTCGTCTGAATACGTCACAGCCGATGTGGCCGTGAGCGTGTCGTCGTGGTCCTCGAGACGGTCCAGGCGGCGCTCGATGGGCCTGTGCCGGATGTCGCACTCGCGGTTCCTGCGGTCCTCGGCCTCGCGCATTTCGCCGCGCATGCCCAGGACCTCGTCGAGCACTTTGCGCCCGATGGCGTGGGCGGCCTGAGCCTCAGCGCGAGCCTCCACCGCCTCACGCATCATCTCGCCCGTGCGTTCGTCGAGGGAATCGAGGCGACCATTGATCGCGTCGAAGTCCGAGTCGCGGACGCAGCGCGGTTTGGTGCCGTTGCCGGGCTCGTGACAGGCGGCCGTCACAACGGCGCCCCTGTTGGCGGCACCGTGGGGCGATCCTTGACTGTAGGAGCCTCACGCCATGCGTCCGTGTCGATCACCGTTGTGAGCTTGCCCTTGGTCGCGATCTTGGTGGCCCAGGCGTCTCCTCCGACAGCTGTCAGCCATGCGAGCACTGCAATCCTGCCAGCCTCCAGGGCCGACGCAGAAGTGAGCGTCGGCATGAACAGACCGACGATCGCGATGGCAGCCACCGCGGCGACCACCAGCACGGGCCAACCGTCAAGAGAAGGAACCCTGGCGCGGATTGCCTGGACGAGGGCCACAATGACTACCGCATAAACCCCTGCAGTTTCGATGAGTTCGACCATGATCTTCCTCTCTCACCAGTAAACGGTGATTGCCTGGGCGGTGGAGTCGGCCTTGATGACGTAGGCTTTGATCGCGTCCACGTCGCCGTTTACGTAGGTGATGGTATCCTCCACGCCGCCCTCGTAGACGACGTGAAGGGTGCCTGCTGCCCCGATGCGGATTCTCCGCGGGAGCACGCCGCCGCCCTCCTCGTACAGGTTCACATCGGCCCCAAGGGGGCCTGCTGCGGCGTAGGTCTTCGACCGCGACGCCGCGTCGATCTGCGTGATCATATTGCACCTCAGTGGCTTGGGATCTAGATGTCGTCAGCCTTACGGCGCTCGACGCTGGGAAGAATCGTTCCCGCTGCAACAATAGTGTCGACCCCAACGTTGGAGTTCTTCACTTGCAGAGTGATGGTCACGTTCGCGCTGGCCGTCAGCACTCGCTGTGCGATCAGGCAGAATGCGACGAAGATGACGTCCACCTCTGGCGCTGACATTAGCGATTCCCGCGAGTAGGAGACGCCGTCACCGTCGTCGATCTTCACGCGAAACGACACGGACTGGCCCGCGTTATCGCCCCCGGCCATCGCCTCGAAGTTGACGAGTGCCGTGACGATGTCCCCGGCCACCTGGTCATCGAGGACGGTGGTGATGGGCGTGTCTTGCCAGCTGTCCGATCCGACCCCGTTGTAGGAGGTGCCATCGACGGCGTCCACCGCGTCCTTGATGCGCGTTGATCTTTCCTTGAGCCACAGTGCGGCGTTTGCGGCAGCCTGGTGACACGCCTCGTCGTCCTCGGCGTCGTACAGCTCCATATTGAGCGGAGCTTCGAACGTCGGCCAAGCGGATCCGTCTGCCGTCAAAGTCTTTCGGAGTGGCATGGTTTCCTCACGCTGCGATGTAGGTTTGGTCCGGATTCAGCTGCAATGTCCCGCCGAGGTTGGCGCGCCCCAAGACGAACTGCACACCGGCCCCGTCGTATCCGCGCATGGCCCTGGCGGTCGTCTTGTCGACGCACACGAGTTCGCCGGCGGTGCCCGACCCCAGTCCGGTGATGGAGGCTGGTACCAGGCCCGAGATGGCCACGGGAGCGTAGCCGTTGTTGGGCTCTCCGACGACGATCCCGAGAGCGACGCCGGCCTGGGTGAACGCGGCGGCGACCGCCTTTTTGATCTGCTCGTCGTTGCTGGCCCCCATGCACACCACGTCTCCGACCTCGACCACCTCGCCTGCTGCGAGTAGATACGGAAGCCAGAGGTACGACCCTGACAGGCGCGCCTTGAGGTAGGCCGTCCGTCGCATGAGGTCCGACACCGGACCGTCGACGACGAAGGGCCCGTACGGGTCTTCTCCTGGTGCGTAGACGACAACACCGCACCACTCCTCGATTTCGTCGAGCACTCTCATTGGACCTTGTACCCTTCTTCCCCTACGAATCCGCGGATGGCACCGGGGAGGCGTGCGCTGCTGCCTCGAATGGTTCCTGTGCCTCTGCGCCACAGTGGGGCCCGGAGATCTGCTACGCCGTTTTCTGACAAGCAGAAGACGACATACGGGCACGTCTCACCCTGGCCCCGCCACTTCCGGATGGACCGCTTGATCGCCCGCCACTGGCCCTGAGGCATGCTTTCTTCCAGCATGCCGCGCGCCCCCCACTTGCCGCGATAGAAGCCCTGCTCGCCGCGGAGCGGAGCCGTGACGCGCCCGCCGGTCATCGCGTAGTAGTCAATCACGACCCAGAACCGCGCAAACTGGTCGCGCGTTCCGCTTGGGACCTGTCCCATCGCCCTGAGGGGCAGGAGCCACGCGAGCCCGTCTTCGAGCCACCCCGTGGGCCATTCGGTGGACCGTCCCCAGGCCGGGGACGGCACGCCGCACGACGCGAGACCCGCCAGCACGCCCGGGCCCGTGCCGCTCCATTCCCACGTCTCCCACGCCGCTCCGATGCGCGTGGCGTAGCTTTCGGAGGTCTCCCCAGGGGCCTTTTCGATTTGCCGCTCCCACCCGAGCAGAACCAGGCCGTCGTCCGGGGCGAAGCGCGGGTATCGGACGAGCACGCTCTGCGTCAGGCGCTTCTTGAGCCAGTCGTACTCGGCGGCGAACGCAGTGACCCACTTCGTCCCCCACGCTCCCCGAAGCCGCGGAGGGCTGAGCACTTCGGTCGCGTACTGGACGAAGGTGCTCATCAGACCTCTTCCACCAGGAGCAAGTCACTCGCGCCGATGACGGGCACCGCACGAGCGCCGGGGACGACGTCTGCCGAGGGACTGAACAGCACGGCGTTCCGGACCTGGTTCGTGTCGTATTGAAGCGCATCGACGATCTGCGAGAGGTAGGCCGTGTCCTCGATCCCGCGGCTGCGGATGTACGTGGCGAGCTCGGTCAACGCGGTGGCCTTAGCCACGCTGCCATATCCCGCGTAGGCGTAGATCGTGCCCTCGAGGTCGATAACCTCGTTGGTCGCGCTCTGCACCGTCAAGGAGACGGTGAGCGGTTTCTTCGCCAGGATGGCGCTCTCGATGACGGATACCACCGTGTTCGAAAGCGCCCCATCCGGGCCCGCGATGGTGACGATCACAGCCCCACTGCCGAGCGGGTCCGTCTCGACGAGCACGCGCGTCACCTGGGCGGCATACGGGTGTTCGTTTCGGCAGTAGTACACGTACCAGTCGCCGTTCGCGCCAAGCCCGAGGACAGCCCACCTGGACCGGCACCGCTGCTTGAGCAGAGGGTCGGACTCCTCGTCGGTCCCCTGCGTGCTGGGCCAGGTTCCCGTCCCGTTGTCGATGTTGGTCGCGGTGACGCCGACGAGAGGGGTCAGCATCGTGGTGATGGTGCCGACCGGAACGTTGTAGTCCGCTCCTGGGGACTCCGCGCGCAGGGTGATGGTCAGCGTGGACCCGCTCGCCAGAGTGCCGCCGTCGATGTTCGTGAACCGCCGCAGTCCATCCGTGAACCAGAGCTGCCCGGGCAGGATGGTGAAGGGTCCCTCTCCCGGCGCGCAGGTCAGAAGCTCCGGTCCCTCCGTGTACCCCGCAGGGTACCGAGTGAGGCCGTAGACCTCCTTCGCGTATAGGGTCAACCAGTCGAGCGTCGCGGTCGACAGAAAACCGGCCTTCGCCACCTCCACCTGACTGGTGGAGTACATGGCGGACTCCTCCGCATCCATCTCGATCAGGGTGCGGGCCGTGCCTCCATCGTGCCAGTCCGTCACCGGAAATCCGGCGTCCGTGAGGCGCTGGAGTAGGCGCTCCCTCGCCTGCACGTTCGTGGAGGTGGCGATGAGCGACTGAAGCGTGACCGTCATGTCTGCACCCGGATGATGGTTGCTGCCCTGGAAACCTCGCCGATGAGCCGGAACGGGCCTGCTGCGCTGTGGCAGACGAGGGAGGTGGACAGCGTCCGCGTTGCTGGCGTCCAGCGCACGGAGGAAGACGCCGTCCTGACTCGGTCGTCCTTCAGCGCCTCGGACTCCAGACCAGACCTGCACGCGTGAAGCGTCTGCCTGTCAACCTCGTCGTGGCAGTAGCCCACGAGCCCCCGTCCGTAGTCGGGAGAGTAGAACAGCTCGCCGCGCGGTGTACGGATTCTCCAGGCGAGGGCCCACGCAACGTTTCGCACGCCCCCGACGAGGCGCAGCTGCGGGTCAAGGTCCTCCTCGCACATGATGTCCACGCCCAGATCCGAGTCCGCAACGGACGCCCTGGTCGCAGGGTTCTGCGGCGACGGAGCCAGCGGAAAGGTGAACTCGCTCATGCCTTGTTTCCTGAGCTGTCGATGGCGTCAACGCTGAAGGTTGGGGAGGAGGCCCATCCACCAGATCGCAGGACTGTGAAGCGATGCCCCCCGGCGATGGCGACTCGGGCCGAACCGGTGTAGCGCCCGACGAATGCTGTGCCGTTGAACACGGTCTCCACCACGTCTCTCTGCGCGACACGGATTTCTACATGTCGAAGGTCGACGTTGTCGGTCACGTTGAAGCTGACGGTGTCCGTCGGGCGAATCGGTGTTCCTGGCACGGGAGAGATGTCGCTGATGGAGGGGGCCGTCTCGTCGGCCGTGACGATGGCGCTCGCCTCCTCGGTGTTCCCATCTACATTGCCGGCGGCGTCCCGGGCCCTGACACGGAAGCAGTACGTCTTCCCGGGCGCAAGGTTCTCGAGATCGAACGAGCACTCGATCGGCCCCTCGATCATCTGCCAATTGACGGGAAGAACGTCAGCAGCCGACACAACCGCACGTGTCGTCCACGTATCGCCGGGCTCTGTCGAGACATGGACTTCGTACTCGATGGCGTCCGTAGCAGTCACATCATCCGTAGCTGCGTTCCATGCCAGGGTAACGATACCACCGGACTCAGACGCTCTGGTGATTCCTGCGAAGGTCGGTGGAGATGTATCAACAAACCCTACCGTCTCGTAAGGCGATGCCTCGAACACTAGGAGCTCTGGGACTGTAGTGTTTTCGAGTTCTGCCATTACGTTATTAGGGGATCAGACCCGTCCCAAGGGAAAATGAAGTGGTTGAACTGAGCAAACTGCTTCTCCTCGGTTTCACTCGGGTACGTATTTCCATTGCTAAGACCGCTCGGGCCGAACCAGAGGTCTTGCATCTTTCCCAAGACGGTCTCGTGTGTGAGAGAGTACGGGTAGATTTCAAGACTCGGAAGAAGACCGTCGTAGTTAGCAGTGTTCCACGTCTCTCCCAACCCAACAGCGCTCACGCCTAAGCTAGCAAGCCGGATGGCCGAGTCCTCAACTCCATCGAACGAACCTTGAAACTTACTCGTCCGTTGGAAGTTTGCGTGTGTAAATCCGTCAGACAATGCCGGGTTTGCATACAAGATCCCCTGGGACAACTCCGGCTTTGACCCAGCCAGTGCTTCGAAGAACATGATGTTTCCAACCTTGTTATCTGCCAGCCTGAGAAGCCTTGTACAAGACTGATCTGTCGATTGCATCATGTGAAGCACGACGGGAGTAACGGTATCGCTTGTGAATGCGCTAACACCATCGACAATTGTGACTCTATCCGAAGCAGTAGGAGGGGTGGATGTTGTTCCGCCCGAAAAGTCCCCTGACCGCGACATGTAAACGTAGAAATACTTGTGAGAACCGTTGTAGTAGTACGACGTCAAGAAGAAGCAGAGTTGCATGCTGTAAAGTGGGTGTTGAAGAATAGTCCACGACCTGGGCACCCCCGCGGAACTTGCCCAATTCACGTCTGCAATCGTACCCCACGTGTCCGCGTCTGCGATGTTGGTCTTGTCGCAGCTTCGAACTACAGTCCACCCCCACGAAACAAGAGTGTTCTTCTGCAAGAGCATTGCGATCTTGCAAGACTCATTTGCGTTAGCCCCAACAATCCGATTGTTGAGCGAGAAGTTCCACGACTTGCTCTTCGCTAATCTGGGCATTGGGAGCCTATGCAATCACCGGGATTGATCCATCCCAAGGAAAGACGAAGTGGTTGAATTGAGCAAACTGATTTGCCTCAGTCGCACTTGGGTATGGTGTTCCGTTGTTCGCTGAGAGGGTTGGGCCAAACCAAAGGTCCTGCATCTTTCCCAGAATAACCTTGTGCGTGAGTGTGTAAGGGTAGATTTCGCAGTAAGGTATCACGTTGTAGCGATTCAGCGTGTTCCACGTCTCTCCCAACCCAACAGCGCTCACGCCTAAGCTAGCAAGCCGGATGGCCGAGTCGTCTGCTCCGTTGAACAGGCCCCGGAACTTGCTAATCCGTTGGAAGTTTGCGTACGTGTATCCGTCGGACAACCCTCCCGCAACGAACAAGATTCCCTTCGGGATCTCGGCCCGAGTGTCGGCCAACGTCTCGAAGAACATGGCGTTTTCAACCTTGTTACTCGCCAACCTGAGGAGCCTTGTGCAGGATTGATCTGTCGACTGCATCATGTGAAGCACAACGGGAACGGCGGAATCGTTCGTGAATCCACCCTCAAGAAGTGTGATCCTATCCCCTGCCGTAGGCGCCGAATTTGTCGCTCCACCTGAAAAGTCCCCTGACCACGACAGGTAGATGCTTTGCCACTTGTGAGAATTGTTGGAAGAGTAACTTGTCAAGAAGAAGCAGATTTGCATGGTATGCAGGGGATGTTGAAGAACAGTCCAGGAGCGAACCCCCGTACTATAACCCCAGTTCACATCTGCGATTGTGTTCCACAGATCCGCGTCTGCGATGTTGGTCTTGTCGCAGCTTCGAACTACAGTCCACCCCCACGAAACAAGAGTGTTCTTCTGCAAGAGCATTGCGATCTTGCAAGACTCATTTGCGTTAGCCCCGACACAACGATTGTTGAGCGAGAAGTTCCACGACTTGCTCTTTGCCAACCGTGTCATGTCACATCACCGAGTCGATAAGCTCGAGAGAATTCACAACAACGTCCCTGTCCCCGGGGCCGTTGTCGCCCCGGTTTGCGCTGCCGCTGTGCCCGCAGTGGCGACGGGAATGCCCGCGGCGACCGTGACTTCCGCGAATACTGTGATGTGCTCGACCATCGTGTCTGCAATGACCTCCGCCAGCTTGTCTGTCGCGTCGTTGTCCGTCGCCCCCGTCTTCTCAATCAACGCGGCCTTGAGGGCCGCCTTGAGCGCAACTGCCGACATTGCCATCACAGCCCCGCTTTCACGCGAGCGCTGCCCGCGGTGATGACGCCCGGCCACGGCCCCGCCTGCACGGGGTCTCCTTGTCTTGCAACACCCATCCTCGGAGCTTCTCCAAGGTCGAGCGCGACCGGCGATGTGATGGTGATGTTCTGCGCTGCCTCGAACGTGACGGTCAGCGGCGTCCCGGACTCCCATAGTTCAGCTATCGGGCGAGACGGGTCGCCGTTGCCCTCAAAGGCAAGCAGCACCCTTGCCCCGGGGGGCACGGTGAGCTTGAGGCCCGGCACTCCCACTCGTATCGGCACCCCAGGGATGCCGGGAATCCTCGGGTCATCGGGTAGAAGCTCGAGCTTGCCGGAGCCGTCCTGCGAAACAACTCTCGCCGGGTACCGTGCCAGGTAGTCGAGCCGAGCACCAACGATTGACTCGACCACCCATTCGAGCGCGGCCTTGAACCGATCAAGCACTTCTCACCTGTGCGTGTTGGATCGGGGGTCGTTTTGGGACAGTGGTCATGTCGATTTCGTCGATTTCATCTCTCGAACCACACCGTCGTCCTCGACTCGTGCGGTCGCATCTGCACGCGCCCGACCCTCTGGCCGAGCAGCGTCGTACCCGGAAGTAGCAGCTCATCAGTGGCGATGAGCACAGCGTTCTCCCTGGGTAGCTCCTCCATGACTTCGTGCTCGATGTCGGCCTCGGGCCATGTCTCCTCGCCGAACCAGAAGGTCCCATCGGGCAAGAATCGCCAGGCGAAACCTCCCTTGCGGGCGAGCATCATCACCGCCTGGGCGGCCTGCCGACGGGTCCGAATCCAGTGCGCGAGGACCATGGACAGGCCCCAGGTCGCAGTCGCCGACACCACCTCGCCGGCCCCTTCGACCGTGTCGACGATGGGAAGCCGGATCGGGACGCCGCGGAACGTCTTTGCCGGCGCATCGTCACCCAGTCGTCCTCGTCCCCCGACGACTCGCACGGGGTTCCTCCCGTGCACCGACTGGCCACCGTCGGCCACGGTCCCCGCCAGCGACCATGCGTACTCGAGGATGGCGGCGCCGGCGAGCGCATCATCCGTATCCAACTCCACATCCGCCCACCACACACCAATTCTGGGCAGGATAATCGTCGCTGCGAGGACGTCGATGCCGTTGAGGGCTCCTGGCATCAGTCATCATCCCAGTAGTTGGGGTTGTTGTAGTCGGACTCAGGTGGGACGGGCGGAGGTGGCCCTGGGGGATCAATGCCGTTGGCTCGCGCGAGTTCTTCCCACGAGACCGGGGAACCAGCCGCCACCATGGCGAGCCATTCCTGTTCGACGGATTTCCGGTCTGCGGAACTGCTCGCGGAGCCGGAGGACTTCGCGCCCTTTGGCGTGCCAGTCCCGGTGTTCTTCGCCTCCGCCGTCCATTCGATCGCAGAGATCTTGACGGTCTTCGTGCCTCGGGTGGTCCCGTTCTCGAGGCCGCCGATGTTCTTGATGATCACCGCTGAGATGCCGCTGTCGTACGTCACCGGGTGCTCGATCTCGAACGGGTCCGACTCTTTCTTGTCGGTCGGGTCCCGAAGCTGGGGCCTGATCTTGCGCCACTCGGCCCACTGGGCCGGTGTCCACATCAGTAGCTGGATCTGGACTTCCGCGGGTTCCCAGCCCTTGACGGTGACCTTCGCCTTGGTCTTGCCGTCTGGGCTCTTGACGTCGACCTTCCGCTCCGCTGGCTTCGAGATGTTCACGTGCACGAGCCCTGGGAGCTCGATGGCGCCGAGCTGGCACCTCTCCCATTCCGTGCGGTTGCCGAGGTCGAGGATGCCCCCCGAAGTAGACCAGAACGGAGCCGCGTCCACGATGGCGGGCGTCGTCGGCTCCCCTTCTGACGCAGTTGCCCCGTCATCTGGAGGGCGACCGCTTCCCCCTGGGGGAGTCCAAGGGCCGAAGGTGTCGTTCTCGGTGGTCATTGGGTTGCGCGTGGTTCCATTATCTGCGAAAGTCTGGACATGAATCAGCAATGGCAGCAGCCGCCGCAATGGCAGCCACAACCACCACAGTGGCAGCCACAACCACCACAGTGGCAGCCGCCGCAACCGAAGCCGGGGGCTCCGACCTGGCTCATTGCCGCACTCATCGGAACCCCCGTCGTTGCTCTTCTTTTCTGCGGGGGGCTGGTGTGCATCGGCGCGGCCGCCGATTCCAAGAAGAGCCGAGCTTCAGCTCCTGCGGCAACGACGAAGCCCGCCCCCAAGCCGGCGTGTTTCACCGGAGACAACTGCTACCTGCGCACAATAGGCAGCGATCGAGCGGTCCCTGTCTTTGGGAGCGAGGATGCGATGTCCAAGGCGACGAAGGCCGCCGCTCGCAAGGACGTGCTCGGCTTCGCATCGCAGATTGCTTTCAGCGTGGACGACGGCACGCCGGTTCGTGTGATCGGCCGCGGGTTCGAGAAGGCCGAGATTCGAATCCAATCGGGACAGCACTTCGGTCGGTCCGGTTGGGTCGGAACAGACAGCCTCAAACCGTGACTACGTGCTCGGCTGAAGCCCGAGCTCCAGTGCAATCTCCTCCCACGCCTCCAGCATCCCGCGCTTGACCTCGGAACGGTCGCCGTTTCCCACGCGGATTGCCCCGTCATGGAAGTTCACGGTCATGACGCGCCCACTGGGGCCCCCGCCTGACCCCGCAGATGCCTCGCCGGCGGCCGCGGCAAGTTGCCGTGGCTGTGGGGGCGCAACCATGCTCAGGACAGCATCCTGGGTCCGCCCTGGGTCGCCCTCGAGGCCTCCAGTGAACCCCTGCCTGGTCTGGGCGCCAAGCTTGTGCATCACCTGCGATGGTGACCGAATCTTGAGGGTCGATGTCGTGGCGTTGACCACGCTCATCGCCATCTCGATGGCAGCCGAGACTGCGCTGGAAATGCCCGCTCGGATACCGGCCGCAAGGCCCATTACGAGATTCATCCCACCGTCGATCATCATGCCAGTGAATCCGACAACCGTCTCGTAGATGCCGGTCAGTCCCGCCATGATGGATCCAGGCAACTCGGTGATGGTAACAACCACCTTGCCTCCCCACAGCGCGACGTCGCCCATCAGCTTTCCGAAAAGCGCCGTCCACACAATCGTCTGGCCTGCCACGAACCCGAGCACGGTGCCGAGCTGCTCGAAGGCCTTCGTGATCTTCTCTGCGTCCGTGGCCTTCTCCCCGTCAATTCCGTCAAGGGCCTTCATCAGCGGCCCGATCCCAGCCAAGAACCCTTCCTTGAGACCCTTTCCGAAGCCCTCCAGGTGAGGCATCACCTTGTCGACAACAATCATGATCTTGTCGAAAGCTTCGGTTGCCTTCGTGGAGTCGAAGTCGCCGAACATGTCGGAGAGGATGCCGCCCATGCGCTCGAGCACAGCGACGATACGCTGGCCTCGCTCCGTCAGCTCGCCCTTGTCGTCAATTGCAAGGTCTCGAGCCCATCGAATCGCGCTCTTGAGGCTGTCGTAGAACTTGGCGAGCCCGGTGCCCTTTTTCGACGCCGATTCGATCGCTGCGTCCATGAGCTCGAACGGACGAGACAGGACCGTTGACCACAAGCCGACGAGAGTCTCGGATTGCTTGGCCATCACCGTTCCGTACTTGTCCTCGATCAACGTGATGATGGCGTCCAGGGCCGTCTCGGAGTCGATCTTGCCCGCCTCTTGCATCTTGCGGACCTCGTCGATCGACTTGCCCATCTTCTTGGCGATCGCCTCGAAGACATCTCCCTTCCCCAGGCCGGCGTTTTGCAGCTGCATGATCTCGCCACCCATCAGCTTGCCAGCCGCCCGGATTTGCCCCATCACGAGCGTGAGCTGGCCCATGATGGCCGGGTCACCGCGAACGGCTGCCAAGTTGCCAATTGCCCGAAACGTGCGCTCGAGCTCCTGCTGTTTGAACCCGAGGGCAAGGAGCTGCTTGTACTGTTCGATCACGTCCTTGGTGGCAAATGGCGTGGTGGCCGCCATCTTCTTGGCGCTGGCATAGACCTCATCCGCCGCCTTGCTGCTCTTTAGCATCGCCTCCAGCGTAACGAGCGTCGTCTCTCGAAACGCGCCCACCTCCACCGAGAATCGCGCGAAGGCGTATACCCCCTTCGCGCCAAGCACACCTACAGCAATGGTCGCAGCAACGGCAGCCGCGACAACGGCCATAAGCCCGGTGGCAAACCCCACGGCGGCCGTCGTCGCCACCCCGCCGAGAGATAGGCCGACCTTACCAAGGGCCCCATCCACCTGTGTGAGCGCGCTGCCCAGCTTGAGTACCCCGCCAGCGGCCTCGTTGCCGCCTAGGCGCCCCGCGAGCTGCACCAGGCGCGAGAACCCACCGATCTGCTTCGGCGTCGACTGCAGAGCCAGTGGAGTCTTCTGCGCTGCCATCGACTTCATGGCATGGCCCATCGACGACTCGGCCTTTCGGGCCGCCGCGTCCGCCTTGTTGAGGGACGCAGTGGTCTTGTCGATGCTGGACGAGATCCGTGCGGCCGGCGAGGATGCCTGGTCAAGGAATTTGAAGGCCCAGGACAGGGAACTCATTCGGAGTGTGCCTTTCGCATCACGTGCATGAACTCAGCTACAAGCTGCCATCCGATTGTTGCGTCGTCGCCTTCCTCGTCGCGGTACGCTGACTTGAGACATTCCGCTGCCACATGCGGTTTCGCCACCGCCTCGCGGTAGCGGCTCAGAGTTTTTTTACGCGAACCTTCTCGTGGAGCTTGGCAAGCTCAGAGAGCTTGTTTCCGAGCGTCACGACGATGAACGGGAACTCGTCGGCAATGGCGGCCAGCTTCTCGCCGTCGGGCCACACGACGCAGGACATTGCCAGCCCCCGGAAGGCCTCGAGCTTCTCTCCCTTCTTGTCCCCTCCGTCCTGAAGGAAGCGCTCGACTTCGGGGACCGTCGGTCCCTTGCACACGTACTCGTCGCCATCCTCGTCGGTGAGCAAGTACAGTGTCTTGTGCTTCGCCTTCAGTTCCTGGATCGTTTGGTCGTCGACCTTCTGCTTCGTCACGTTCTGCCTCCTCAATCCTGTCGCTGGCTCACGCCAGGCTTTCCGTTCCAGAGAATGACTCCGCCCACCGCGAGCTCGATCTTGACCGGAATGGCTTCGTTGTTGCCCTTGCTGGCGTCCACGCTGGACTTCTTGATCCGGCACAGTGGGACGGTGTCCGTGATGACGGGGGTCACGTTCGTCTCGGAGTACGAGCACACGAGGGGGAAGAAGACCTCGTACGGGTACGGCCCCAGGCTGTCGAAGAACTCCTGGAAGTGACGGCGTGTGTGAAACTCGAGGGAGGCGTCTGCGTCGTAGTCCCCCTTGGTCATCCCGATGGTCGTGCCATCTCCGCCCTTGACCTTGCCCGGCTCGAGCCCATCAGAGTAGTTCACTGCCGAGAGCAGGTCCCCTTTGAGCTTGCCCAGGCCTGCCCTGATGGACGTGAAGCTGTACTCATGTCCGTTGACGAGAAATTGTCCCATGGCTTGCTCCTTACTCGCTCACGGTGCGAGTCAATGTGATGTCGTGATCGATCCACTTGGCATCCGGGCGGATCTGAATGAGGGTCTTGCACCGGATGGTGCGCGTGGCTCCGAAGTCGGTGGTGCGGTTGACCACGAATCGGGAGGCAGAAGCGTTGCCAGCGTCGACCACTCCGTTCTTGATGCCCTGCCCCACGTACTCCTCGATCCTTCGCACCTCGTGTTCGGCCAGTGTGCCGTTCGGCTGGAGTTCGAAGTCGTCGTGCACCAAGTCGATGAGGAAGGCGCCTGCGATGCGCAGGGCCTTGTCCATGACTCGGCCGTTGCGGAGCTGGGAGAAGTCCGACCCCTGGGGCGCCATCGTGTAGTCGTCTTCGACGTAGAAGCCGGCCTTTTCCACGTAGGTGCGCAGAACGCAGAAACGCGCCTGGTCATTGCCGAGCCCGGGAGTTACACGCTCGTCCCGGAGCAGCGCTCGGACGCCATCGAGGGTGCCGTCCTTCACGCGTCCGATGTGGGTGTTGACCTTGGTGCCGAGGGCCCTGCGGGCCATCGTCCACGCGCCGCTCCGCTTGTAGAAGGCGCCGTCCACGTCACTGTACAGCTCGACGAACCCGCCGCTGCACACGACGCGCTTTGCCACCGTGTTGATGGTCGCAGTGAGCAAGTTCACGTCGCTGTCGTCCGCGGCCTCGACGAACGCGCGAATGAATCGCTTGGCTGTCTCGGCCGCCGTGAGCTTGGCCTGCAGGGCCGTCACCAGATCCACCGTTTCCGCTGCGTCGGCTGGGGTCCCAACGACGAAGAAGAGCGAAGCCTGAAACGGCGTCGCGAGATACGCGTCGACCGCGGCATTGAGCTCGGTGGTGGTGAAACCGGGAGCAGTGCAGTCGGTCGAGTACGTGGTTCCCAAGCCGTAGAGGCCGACACCGAACGTGAACGTGAGGTCTGTGCCGGGGATCTCGTAATCCCCGCCAGCCGGGATCTGGAACGTGCCGGAGTACTTCGGATTGGCGACGTTGCCGTTGAGGGAGTACTTGAACTCCCCGGCCCCCAGGGCGCCCGCCTTGGTGATGACCACCACCACCGAGTACGCGTCATTGGGCTCGCCTGCGACTGTCACGTCCGGGCCGTCTCCAACCTTCGTAACCGCGCTTGCGACGCCAGCGACGTCGGAGGTGACCGGAACGACCTTGATGGCCCCGGTGCCGAGCAGGTACGCGGCGGCCTGCGCCAGCGGTCCCCTTTCGAGGTCCTCGAGCGCATCGTCTTTGTCGGAATAGCTGTAGACCGTATTGGGGGTGCCGCCCTTTGCCACACCGAACACGACCATTTCGTTCTCGACGCTGGCCGGAACTGTCCCCAGCCCGCCGTCGCCCACCGTGTTGCGCACGCCGCCCAGATTGCTCATCGTTCACTCCTCGTTGGAGGGGGTTGTTATGTGCCAGCCCCGATCCACCCGTAGCCCCAGGTGGAATCGCTCTCGTAGGTCCACCCCGTCATCGGGGAGGTGGGGACGATCTCGTCCAGAACCGGCACGTCGATCGTGACGGTCAAAACCACTGCTTCGCCGTTGGTCAGCCAGTGCTCGGACTCCGCTCCAGGGGTCACTCGGCGCGGATGCGCTGCGGTGGAAGCCAGGCGCTGCAGCGCGACCAGGTCGTTCCTCCACAAGTCTCGAACCTGGGCGGCGTCTCTGCCCCATACGTGGATCTCGACGAGTTGCTGCTCGGTCCAGAGCCTGCGAGGGTTGCCGCCCGGCGACCCGCCGGCGAAGTCCGATTCTGCCAGCGCCCAAACCACTCGCGGAGGAGCGCCCCGTTCATGGAGCTTCTTTCTTCCAAACAGGTGGGGGACTGCAGAGGGGCCGATCTGCTGGACCACCGAGTCCATCAGTTCTTCGATGTTGCACTTCGTCATCGTCTACTGTCCACAGGACGTCGCTTTGAGGAAGAGCACTACGAAGCCGATTGTGATGATCAACACACAGGTTCTGGACAGCCAGACCGTCCTTCGCCACTCTCTGAGTTCTGTGGGAGTTGGGGTGTAGGGTGGATCATTGGCGTCGCGGCGTCGGGTACGGCCGTAGCTGCGGTATATGATAGTGTTGGCCATTTATCATCCCCCGAAGTGTGCTCGCATGAAGTCGTCCGCCGCGGCCCTGGCTCGCATGTCAAGCTCTGGGGGCATTCCATTCAGGGGAGCGAATGGTCTCGCCGGGATGACGACTCGGCGGGCAAACACGAAGCCGGACGCGCTGCGCTTCGCATGCTGTCCGCGAGTGCCCTTGCCCACTTGCGTGAAGCTGGCGCCTGCCCATCGAAGAACCTTCTTGCGCTTTGGCACGATAACGGCGCCGTGCTGGTGCGTGGTAGCGTAGATCCTACCGACGCTCACCTTCCACCCGGCCGCGGTCACAGCGATGGGTGTCGCTGCCGCGCGCATCAGCCCAGAGTTCATGAGAGGCTTCTGTCCTCGGCCGTTCGCGCTCGATCGGAACTTGAGCGGGGCCCACTTCTCACCGTACGGACTTCGCGACTGCTGGAAGCAGTCCATCATGAAGTCGCGGTATTCCTCTGCGAGGTTCGCGACGAACGCTTGCTTCTTCGAAGGGGTCGAGAGTTGGCGGAATTGCGCGCCCAGCTTGCGCGCTTTCCCGAAGTCGCCAACCACACCACCCATTACCACCCCCTCAAGGATTTCGTGTAGACGAAGGCTCCTCCAGTGTCTTGCTCTGGAGCGCTGTCAACGATGTCGTCCGGAGCGATCTTCCCCTCAGCCACGCGCTCGAACCACCGAATGGCGTCCTCGTACATGGTGCGGATGTGTTCGTCGCTCCCCTCGGGAGCGAACCCAATCGACACCATGAACCGGTAGGCTGAGACGGCTGCCGTATGCCCAGACAGGTCGTCCCCCCAGCTCAGCAGCGGCATATCGTACTGGGCTCCGAGGTAGCCGGCCGCCAGGTCGCTACCATGTACCAGGGCCCGATTCTTCTTCTGCTGGTCCGCGTCCTCGAGAATGTCCGAACCAAGACTGAGCGACTCGAGGTCCTTCTCGGTGGCGAACAGTTGGCGAGCGCCTCCGGATACGCCGAGCGTGACATACGACCCTGTCAGCGTCCACACCGCCCGCACGTACCTGTCCAGCCCAACCACCACGAGCTCCGCGGAGCTCGCGGCTCCCATGGCGACCGAGTCCACCGTTCTCCAGGTGAGATCGTCGGGAGATGTCTCGACTCGCACTATCAGTGACGGGTCGGTCCCCTCGAGCGCAGCCACGACTACGCGCAACTTCGCGGCCGCGCGAAGCTCGCCGATGTCGACGGACTCCCCGCTGCCCGAAGAGGCAACCGTTGTTATCGGCTGCAGTGTGATCGGCAGCTTGTTCATGCCCAGAGTTCCTCGATGGCCCGCTCATGCGCCTGGATGTTCTTGGGAGACGTCGCCAGCACGGTTTGCAGGAAGTCGTCACACCGCTTTGCGTACCGCTCATGCCTGGAGTCGTGGGACTGGAGGACAGAGGCGAGGAGCCGCCCGCCACCCACCGCGTCGAACCCGTCGTATCGGTACCCCACCCCATAGGGCAGCAACTGCGAGTTGTGCACGAGCGGATAGTGCCCGTACAGGGCGTCGTAATAGGCGTAGTTCAGGCCGTTTTCCCACTGGTGACTCACCACCACGTCCGTTCGCGAAGCCAGCCAGAACGGGGTGTTGTACCGTCCCTCGAAGCTGACCTTCTTGGCCGCTTGTAGGTCCAAGCTCGTCACCATCCGCACGAAGGTCTCGTGGGTCTTGATCCCGAGGGCGTTGGTCACCCAAAGGTGTTCGATTCGATCTGGGCAGCGGCGATACGCTTGCTCAGCGACCAAGAGTGGAACGCCGCAGAACTTGACGACGTTCATGTTCGGCTCAAGCACACTCAGCCGCTTTGCTTTGCGGCCTGGGGCGTACCCGAACTCGTGCTCTCCGGCCGCGCGAATCTCCTCGATCGCCCTGTCAACAAAGGTCGGCTGCCAGATGTGCGGGAGACACCGAACCGGACATCTGTAGACGGTCTCCCAGTAGGCTGCGTTCGTGCGCAGGTGCTGTGCATTGGTCCACACCGCGTCGAACACAGTGCCATTGAGAACCGAGCCAGGCTCCCCGCGAAACATGACTCGCTCCATGTCGATGAGCCACGAATTGCCGAACCTGTACCCGACGACGCGCCCACCATTGCATCGGACGCGGGCCGCTGGCTCCGGACCTATCTGGCCGCCGCACTCAATGAGCAAGTCGAGCTCGTCCACCACGTCCTCGAGGCGCACGAACTCGATCCCGTCGAGCATCATGGCCCCCGAAGGTGGCTCATCGTGCCCAGCGTTGATCGCGTAGACCTTCCCCACCATGGAGGACGCCTGCAGCAGGTTCAGCAAGAACACGCAGTTCTGTGTGGCCCCGTTGTTCCAGATGCTGACACCCTTCTCCTTCTTGTGAAGGAAAAAGGTCACTCCTACGGTGGGTCGGTCTTTGCTCATCAGCCGTCGATGCTGGCGATGAGGGACGAAATCCGCGTGTCGATGCTCGCGACCTCGGCGGAGTACACGGTGTCGAGGCTCGCCACATCGCCCGAGACGGCCGTGTCGAGCGCAGCGATCGTGGACAGGGCGGTGGACAGGTTGACCGAGTCCTTCGCGGTGAGCGAGGTGTCCGCGCTCGTCCGAGTGCTTTCCTCGGTGCTCACTCGCGTCGTCAGAGAAGCGTCGGCCGTCGATCGGGTTGCTTCCTCGGTGCTGACCCTGGTGGTCAGGGAGGTGTAGACCGACTCGGAACTCAGCTCTCCGACGCTCTCCGCTCCAGACAGGCGCGTCTCGAGCGAGGTGACAGCCGCCTGCGTCGGACGCTGCGTGAAGGCGAGGGAGGTTGTGCCGATGACGATGGTTCCGGCCGTCGTCAGGGCGTACTCGAGCCCCGCGTTCAGCGTTCCCTTGGCAACGTAGACGTGGACGCCTCCGCCGTTGGCCATGGCAATGTCCGCAAGATCGTGTCGAGTCAGCGGAGCGTGGGTGTCTTCGACCTTTCCGACCTTGTAGACGCCATTGTCTTCGGTCGCTGTCTGGTTCTTGAGCAGGACGAGGTTGCCCTCTTCGAGGGTGACCCCGTCCATCGTGGTGGAGCAGGAGGTGAGGTCGGCGACGTTCGCCGTGCTGGCCACGATGACGGCCAGCAGCAGGCGAGCGCCATTCTGCGGAAACCCGTAGGGAGAGAACATGATCCGTTCCTTTCAGCCGCGATGGGCGGCGCCAAACATCGATTGATTGAGGCTAGACGGCCTCGCCGGTTACCGTGAACGAGGCGGTCGTTGTCCCGCCTGCGAGAGCCCAATCGGCCCTTGCGTATCGGTCGCTCCCGGGGAACGACTTCCGCTCGGAACCGGGGGCTGCTGCCGCAGCGAAGGCGCCGAGCGTCCTCCAGGCAACCCCGTCTTTCGAGGTCTTGAGGGTGACCGTAAGCGTTGTCCCCGCTCCGAGTTCGAGCACATCGAGGTCAAGAAGCAGAGTGCCGCGAGCCCCCACTTCCACCAGAGTTCCTTCCCCAGAGTCCCCACCGACGCCCACGTTGGCGAGCTCCACCGTGTCGTAGTGCTCCATGCGCCGGGTCCGTTCGTTCTTGTACGATCCCATGGTCAGGTCTCCATCGCCGCGAGGGCGGACAGGACGGACTTGGCCGCCCGCCGGGACATACCCCTGCGGACGAGCTCGTCCTCGGTTGCGTCTTGAAGGTCCTCGACTGCCGCGTAACCAGCAGCCAGAACCTCCGACCGGCGGGGGAAGTCGGCGGGCAGGTCGGTGCCAGACACCTCGGTGTCCCGGATCTTGCGGTACACCCCGCCCAGCTCCGACTTGCGCTCGTCCGCTCCGTGCGACTGCATGGTGAGCACCCGCCGGTGGTGCAGCAGCATCGACTCGTTCGCCATGCCGCGCCTCAGTTGTGGAAGAGAAGAGCCACGCCGGGCTTCGTCTTGCCGGGTAGGCGCTTGTAACGGTGCACGACCGCGTAGGTCGAGACCACGATGACATCGGCGCCAGCGAGAATGTCGCGGCCAATCTCCACTTCGGGCGTGCCGTTGTACCAGCACACCCCCGCTCCCGGGTTCGCCAGGACCGTGGTGTACTTCGCCGGGGTGACACCCGCGGCCGCGGCGAGACGGTCGCTCATGCCGACCGGATAGCCCACGAACGTGCTCAGCCCGCCGGTCTGCGGACTGACGAGCAGGTTGCGTCCCGTGGCGTCCTTGAGCTTCCACATGTCGTTCTCGACCTTGCTGTGGGCCATGAGCAAAGCGCGGGCACCCGCTTCGTCTCCCCACTTGGCGCGGCCGTCGATGACCAGGTCGCTGTCGATCGTCCGGGGCGTGGTGGCGCTGTAGACGTCCACCGTCATCGCGGGCAGGCTCGCCACGAAGGAGAGGATGAGCATGCGATCGATCGCGCCTTCGAAGCCCGCGACGGCCTGCTCGGCGGCCTCCTCGTACGGGTCCTTGCCACCCTCGCCCTTGGCCCCGGCCATGCGAGCCCAGTCCGTGATGGAGAACGCCTTGCCGATCCGGTGGACCGTGGCTTCCTCCTCGGTCTGCGTGATCTTGGTCGGCGTGAAAGCGGAACCGTCGGCGAGCGACTCCCACTCTCCGATCGAGCCGAAGTAGGGGACCTTGACCTTCGTGCCGACGGCGTCAGGCCCGCCGGGGAAGGACGAGTTGAGAATGGCAGCGCCGGTGCCCCACAGGGCGTTGGCGCCAGCCGCGAAACGAGCGGAGACAGCTTCGGTGAGCTCCTCCACATCTACCAAGTCGGTGATCTTTGTTGCCATGGTGTTTCAGCTCCTTCAGACCGAAGTCCGCGCCAAATGCTCGGCCTTGAGGGCCTTCGCGAGTTCAGGGTTGGTGCGCTTGAGCGCAGCACGCTGCGTGTGGGACAGCTCCTCCCACTTCTTGCCGCTGGCGGTCGCCCCGGCAGAGCTCTCGTCGATGTTGCTGGGCTTGGAGGCCAACACAACGGGGAGAGTGTCGATCAGGCCCTTGAGCCGGTCGGGGTCGTCGAGACCGATCGCTCGGAGGTTCGACTCCATCGCAACGGTGACCTTCTTCTCGGAGATGCCCTTGGCGATGAGGTCGTTGACGCGAGCCTCGCGGGCGCCCTTCTCGAGCTCGACGATCTTCGACTGGGCCTCATCGAGCTTCTTGGCGCTCTCGCCCCAGCCCTCGAGCTTGCCAAGTGCTTCGCTGGGGCTCTCCGCGTTGGTCAGCCCGAGAACGCGCTGGGTGGTCTGCAGGGCCACGGACACGGCCGATACCGCACGATCCAGCGCCTGGGTGTTGGTGAGGGTCAAGAGGGTCTGAATCACGCCCAGCTTCGCGTTGAGCGCTGCAGTCACCTCGGCATCGGTGGCGTCGGACTTCAGGCCGAGCGCCAGAATGAGAGCTGTACGTTCCATGATGGAACTTCCTTTCTCCGCCTTGGCGGAATCCGTGGCACTCAGCACACGGCTTACCTGCGTTCGTTCGTCGCGCGGCCGCGACATCGTGATTGGCTCGTAAATGCGGTGGACTTCCTCCACCTCATCGCCCAACGTGGCGTCCTGTCCGACGATCTCGTAGTCACGCCGGAACAGTTTTTGGTGAAGCTCGTAGACGAAGAATTCGTCGTATACAGCCTCGATGTAGGGCCACTCATCGGGAAGCTTGGCGCTGAGAGCCTTACGGATCGCTCGACTGATATCTTCGAAGGAGAGGTCCGACGCCTGCAGCGTCACCGAGCGCCGGTCAGCTGCCAGCGGAGTCAGGGAGGCGAGCCCCAGCATGGCCGGGTCGTTCGTCAAGGCGATGTTCCGGATCTCGACGACTCGCCCAGTGTTCACTTCCATGTCGAACCAAGGCGAGTAGTAGCCCCACTCAAGATCCTCGATTGCCTGCCTTGCGGCTGGCGTCCATTTGATCTTCGTTGCCCACAGTTCCGGGCCATCCTCACTCTCCCTCACCTCGAGGTCGAACCATCCGGCCGCCTTCTGGTGCTGCGGGTCTGGATCGGCCACTTCGAGCGCGTTGGGCCGGGCGTGCGCGTAGTCGAAATGCAGGCGAATACCACGCTCCTCGAACGCAGCCATGACGGCGGCCGCCGACTCGGCATCAAAGACGATCGGGCCAAGGTAGGACGGGTTCACGCCGGCCCGAAAAATGCAGATCTCGGACGGAGCCGTCCCCGCCAGCTCTTTCGCCAGCAAGTAGCGCTTCTTCTTCATGGATTGTCCCCAAATGACGACCGCCCAGCTCACGGCCGGGCGGTTTCGCTTCAACGATTGGCGTCTGTCAGAATACGGTGCCGGGGGAGTCTTCCCCGGAATCCCTCGCCAGGATCTCCTCAGCCTTCGGAGGGATGTCCTGCTCGGTTGGCACGTAGGTCGTTTCCACGAGGTTTGCCCCGAGCCTGCGCGCCTCTTGCTCCAGGAACTTGTGCAGGAGCCACACACTGAGCGGGTCCAGTCGGACGTCTCCGTCTGGGGCCGGTCCAACTCCCACAGGAGCGCCAAAATCGATGCCCATCCGGACACTCTCGGCCATCGGCCCTGTGCCGGAGACAAGCACGCTACCTCGGTCCGTCCACCGAACCGATGTGCCGTCTTCGAACCGCCACCGATGAATCACGCTGAACCTCCGAGACACCCAAGCACCCACCAGAAGTGCTCACGATCCAGATGGTAAGTCCAGAATGGGTCCCGCGCCAGGTGCTCAATGCCCATCGAGAGCAATTCCGTGGCGTCGAAGCCGTATACCCTTCCACAGTACGGGTCGAACCACATGTCCCTCTTCGCCATCTCGCTGAGCTTGTACGCCTTGCCAGTGAGGGATCGAAGGCTCTTTATTGCCTCTCCCGCGGTCCTGGCCTCGAACAGCGCCTTGGCAGACTTGAGGATCGCTGGGTTGTTCACCTCGATCGCGTGACCCCACTCGTGCAGAATCGACCGCAGGTTGTAGGCCTTGACGACCGGAGTCGAGGACAAGATGTCACAGGACGCGCGCTTCGTCGGCCGTAGCCATCGGAGTACGGCTTTCGTGTTGACGTCGCTGTCGAGGTGAGCGTCCAGCCAGGCCTTCGCCGCATCGAGCTCGGCCTTGGGGCCCTTGCCGGTCACCTTCACCATGACGGCCGTGCCGGGCTTCGCCTTGACGCCATCAAGATGCCCCAGGAGGGCAGCCATCGGTTCGGAATGCTTCACGCCAAGGTCCCGGATCGGCTTGTTCGGGAAGGACTTGGCCATGGCCTCTATCTCAGCAAACTTGTCGCCGGCCCCAACGTGCTTTGCGAGCCCATGTACCCGCACGAGCTCCGCAGCCCGCTCGGCTGTCATGTCCAGCCCGCGCTCCTGAGAGGCTCTGCCCCAGGCTGCGGCTCGCGCGGCGTCTCCCAGGTGAGCGAAGCTCTTCTCCCAGTGCGCAGCCGTGTGTTCGGGCTTCGGCTCCTTCGCCTTGGGCTGCGGTTTCGGCTTCTCCGCCTTTGGCTTGGGCGTTGAGCGCGGCTTTCCGGTCCTTTTGAGGCGTCCCTCGAGCTCCTTGCGGATGTCCGGCGGGTACTTCTTCGTGTCGGGCTTCCACTCGGATGCCCCTGGAACCAGCCCGAAGCCGTCCTGTGCCGGCTCGTCAGTGGGCTTATCCGTGATGCCCTTGGTCTCCGCCTGCGACCGCCTGAGCGATCTGACGATCGATCGGCAGCCAAAGTGGAGGGGCGGGTAGTGCTCCTTCCACCACGGGTGGTGGTGCGGGAGCACTGTGCCGTCCGACTTCTCGCACATCAGCGACGTGCGGTTGTCGAGGACGGCGTCGAACTGCCAGAAGGGCCGGACCTTCACGATGGCCGGATCGGACTGCTGCTTGAACCTTCCGGCGTTGTACGCGGCTTGCGCGTTGGTCCGGAAGATGGTCTCGAGCCTCCACGCAGGGTTCGGCACGCTCCCGGCCCACGCGTCGATGAGCTGCTGCCCGACGTCTCGCTTGAAGTCCTCGAGCGTCGTGCCGTTCGCCACCGCCCGGTCCAAGGCCAGCAGCACGTCACGCAGTAGGTCGGCTTGCGCCACGCCTGCGACCGTGAACGCACGGCGCTGGGCTTCTTCGTCCAGCGTATCCCAAACCGACTTCGTCACTGGGGCCCGCGCCAGGAGCCACGCTGCGGCCGCGGAGAACTCCTCCACGTCAGTCGATGCGGCCCACGGCGCAGCCATTCATCACACCCCGGTCGGGTCGCCGAAGGCCCAGTACTTCACGATGCCAGCGCCATCCTGCTCGGCACTGGTGGTGACCGTAAGCGCAGTAATAGGCGTCTCCGCGGGCGCGGACGGGACGGCAACCACCATCAGCCCGCCAGTAGGCAAACTGAACGACTTGGCCGCAGCTCCTCCGAACTCGATCTCCAGCTCCTGCCCAGACTCGTTCTTGAGCACAAGGCCGGTCACCGCCGTGTCAATGCCACCAAGCGAGATCGTGAGCTCTTCGCTGGCCGCCATGGCGTCGGGGATGTCGAGTTCCCCGTATGTCATGGCCTGGTACGGAACGGCAACGACCTGGGTCGGCGCAGAGGCAACGGCCCCGGCGGAATTGGGAAAGGACAGCGCGATGGAAAACGTTGCGGTCTTGTCGGCCATGGTGTGCTCCTTACAGGTCCTCGACGACGGCTACTCTGCCGGCGAGCTCCCCCAGAATCATCGCCTTGTGCACCAGCGACTCGAGGGCAGAAGGGTTGTTGGTTTGTTCGTAGTGGCGCGTGAGGGTGGATCTCAGCCTGTCCGGCCAATCTGCCCCGTCCTCCAGACCCTCGATGATTTCGAGCAACTCGGCAACGCCAGGCTCGATCGCCGCTGCCGCAGACTGCACCGCTCCCGCGCCCACAGTGTCCACGAAGGACTGGCCGCGAATGGCGCCGGTCGCATCCGCGGGGTTGTCTCCAGAGGCGAGGCGCTTCTGCACGAGAGTCTGTGGCGAACTGGGAGAGTAGATCGGAGTTCGGACTTCCCACGCCTTGCCATCGACGAGGGGTACTCGAAACGTCCTCGCGAAAGCCTCGTTATCTACCGGTGCCCCCATCGCTGTCCATTTCTCAAGCGCGTCCGCGGCGTCGATCAGGGTCTTTGCGAGGGCGGAGGTGTCGGCCGGAGGCGTCGTGTCCCGCTTCGGCCATGGGGCCTTCCGACCGTCTCCGAAGTTGAATACCGTCCACCACCAGATGAGCTGAGAGCGGAGGGTGGTGGCGCTGGTCTCGTCATCTGCGCGGATGATCGAGGCCGCAACCGCCTTGTGGATTTCGGCTGCGGCGTAGCTTCCACCTTGTATTTCGGTGGACAGGTTCTGTCCAAGGATGCGAATGGCGATGGCGGTGTTTGCCATCTCCACCTGGGCCTTGAATGTCTCCCAGGTATTCGCCTCCGCCTCGACAAGCTTCAGATCGTAGCCGGGGGGCAGCGCGATCGAGGTCTCCCGCCCCAGATCCTGCAGGTCCGCCGCGAGCTCGTCGCGATCGGCCTTGCGCGCCTCGGCCGGGGCGTGGCCGACGAGCAGCCCTTGCCCGTGGCGCTCCGAGTACCGCCCCCAGTCGCCTACTGCGTAGCTCTTGAGCAGCCACCACCTGGCAAGGCTGCGGAATGCCCCGCGGGTCCACGGGCGCTTGGCCCCGTACGGCATGTACACGACCCACGTGCCATCTCCCGGGGTGACTCGCACCTCATCCCCGGACTTCTGCTTCGCGAACCAGGCCTTCTGCTCGAAGTCGTATCGGAGAGCGGATGGGTGGATGACATCAAACCCCACCGTCCCATCGTCTCGGTGCGGCAGCAAGCGGACTCCGCTCGGCTGCTCCACACGCTCCCAACTCGCCACCCGCCCGACACCGATGCCGAGGATGATTCCCCACTCCATCCACTCGGATAGAGTGTCCTCTGGGACCATCTGCCACCAGTCTTCGGCGAGTTCGTCGACCGGGGAAGCTGTGTCCTCATTCGGCGGCTCGAACGAGACGGGTAGGCCGAGAAGCCCGCGGACCCTGACCTCCCGCAGACACCCGGATACCCGGTCATCCGCGAGGATCTGGTCACAGAGCTGGGCCGCGAGGCGAAGCGACCCGCCGTCTGCCATCCGCTCGGCCTGCTTGATGAGCCGGGGATTCCACTCCACCGCGGAAGCTCTCGGCGAGTCCTCCTCATACGGGGTGGACTTCTGGAGCCTTGGCGCCGGGGAGGAGGCGAGGCTCACGGCGCTGGCGATGGCAAGCACACGCTTCCCCAATCGGGTGAGCGTCTTGCTTGTTTGGTCTCGCCAGCTCATCGTCCTCTCGCGCTTCGTCTTCCACGACGAATTCCGTCGTAGTCCTGCAGCTTCTTATTCAGGTCCAGGAACGTGACGCCCCAAACCAGAGCATCCACCCTGTCTGGAGAATCATCATCATTTGCCGGGTCCCACCCGCACATCTGGTCCTCGAGACGACCCAGGATGCCGAGGTGGTGGACCCTGCCCTGCTCGTACAGTGTCGAGATCGGGTCTGCGCGGACCTGCTTGCCTCGAGAGGCGTGCACCGACTTGAACGGTGGCGCGTCGTCTCGTTCCACCTGCACGTTTCGCTCAACGAGGTCGCCGCCATTGTTGACCTCGCCGACGATGTAGTCGGCTTCCCACCTGTCGAATGCTTCAATCGCCCGTGCGGCCCACTGGGCTGGGGAGTAGATGCCGGACAGATCGTCGAGTACGTATGCGTGCCCATCCTCGCCGAGGCCCACAACGATGATGCCTGTCTCGTTGCTGCGCGGGTTGGTCGACACCGCGGGGTCGATCGCAACCACGACCCTGCGCATCTGAGGCAGGCCCTCGCGCGACATGACGCGCAAGTCGTCAATGCGCGCACGAGCCCAAAGGGCGTTCGGGTTGTCCTCGAGGATTTCGGCCTCGAGCTCCTGCCTGCCCAGCCTCGTCCCCTCATACTCGCGAATGATCTGTTCCAGAAACTGTTTTGCGAGGTTCGCTCGGTTGTCGTAGGTCGTGCCGCGCGTCATCGCGACGTCTTGCCCAGCTCTCGCTACCAGCTTCTTGATCAGCAGAGTTGGCCGCGGGGTAGTGGTGACGATGCCCTGCGGATTCGTCCCGAGCCGGAACCCGAGCTGTAGCTGATTCCAGGCGTCCGGATATCGCCAGCTCGCGAGTTCGTCTGCCCAGAACGAATCGCAGTTGTGAACGAGCACGCCGTTCGCGAAGTACTCGTGGCACCCTTCAACTGTCAGGTTGAAGACCCGCCTTGCCCCAACGTGCTCCCAGGTTGACACAACGCTGCGAACAGTATCGGCCAGAGCGAGTAAGAAACGCCCTTCCACAGTAGAGACAAATCTTTTCGTTCCTCGATCGTGCAGCGTCCGCTCTTGCCTGTTGGCACGAGGGACACACGCCGCTGCCTCGTCGCGCTCTTGTGTAGGTTCTACCGCACTCGGAGCAAACGACGTCTTTCCACTCTCTACTGTCGATATGTCGGTCGTAGTGAATCCGCTGGGGGATGCATTCGAGGTTTGACAGGGCATTGTTCGCCCTGTCCCCGTCCTTGTGGTGCACGTGCCATCCGTCGGGTATGGGACCGTAATTCTGCTCCCAAATGACGCGGTGCTGGATGCAATGCTTCCCGTCGGCGTACCCGATGACGTAGCCGTTCGTCCCAACTCTCCAGACCACGTTTTCGACCCCGCAGATAGGTACCCCAGTTCCCACCAATCGCCTCCCGACCACACAGGGTGGTCACGCGTGCCAACAAGCGACGTCCCGTCCGAAAACAAGACTCGGCCGACTTCGGCCACCGACGACATGAGGTTCGACACGCTGAAATATCCATGACGCGTGAGAACCTTGTCGCCAGCAACAACTCTCTCAATTGGGACATCGCCTCGTGATGTGGCGACCATCGTCCCAGCAACGAAACACTGCTTCCCGCGAAACCTGTCCGGCTTCTCCGCCGTGATACACAGCGCCTTGGCTCCACACTTCGGCCACACCACCTGACTCTTGTTCGCCAGGTAGATGGGCTTGTTCCACAGCGGGGAAACGGCCAGAAGGCCGGACTCCCCCTCAATCATGATGTCCCGGATGTCGTCGGACGTGGGCCCCGCGATGATGAGTCGCTTGCCCTGGCCGGACTCTACTCGGTCACGGACCCACTCCGCCCCGGTTCTTGTCTTGCCGTACCCTCGTCCCGCAAGAATGAGCCAGATGACCCAGGCCCAATCGGGCGGAAGCTGTTGCTCCCGCGCCCAGACACCTCGCCAATCGTAGAGAAGAACTCGCGCCGATTCATCCGGCAGCGTCGCTATCGCCTGACGGACCTGGCTCGGGCTCATCCTGCGGAGCAAGTCGCGCAAGCGCTTCGGCGAGCTGTCCACGGGCGTCTTCGATTTCGATTGCTCCACCGTCGGGACCACTCACCTCTGTTCGCGATGGGGCGTCCAGTCCGAGCAGCTTGGCTCGCCTGTCCTCGATACGCAGCGCTGAATCGATGGCCCGAGGGTCCCCTCGCTTCACCTTTCCACGCAGAGCGAAGAGAAACCCGTCCAGACGCATGAGCTGTTGATCCCGCACATCCTCAGCGGACTCCTCGGTCTGCTTCCGAATATCCGCGAACCGATTCTGGATGAGCTTCCACGCGGCCTGCCTGGTTATGCCGAGCTTCTTGCCGATGGCGTCGTACGTGGCGCCATCACGCTTCATCTCGAGCGCCTTCGCGGCCCGGTCCATCGTGCGCAGCGTTATTGGCGTGACCTTGGTCGTCTTCGGCTTCGGCTTGGTCTTCGTCGCCATCGTCTTCTGCGTCATCTGTCAATTCGTCCGTACGTCAACCCCACGACCACCGAAAAGTGAACCGCCGGCTCCCACATCGGCACGCCGCCATCGGGTCTTCGACCTCCAACTCAAACACCGTCCGCCCGTCAACTTTCATCTCGCGCGAAATCTTCGCGTTCGCGCGCTCGAGCCGATCGATGTCGGCTTCGGTTCTGCAGGCGACGCACCTGCACACGATTCCGACATCCACGTCATGTTCGAGCACCGCCATCGGCTGAACCGTAGCAGGGCAGCGGAATCAATACCAGGCTCCCTGAGCGCCGGGAGGCTGCAGCGCTTTGCGGGTTTGGGCCGGCCTGGTACGACCCGGGGAGGGAAGGAGACCCGACGCTGATGAGGCGCCGGGGACGAGGGGCGAGCCGCACGCGATACAGCTCACCACCCGTCCTCGTCGCCTCGCGCGATCGTGTCTGTGGAAGAGGTTGACGCCGTTTCTCCCGGCTGCGCCGGAGCGCGAGTTACTCCGTCCGGGCTTCGCCCGTCCGGTCACCCTCACCCCCTACCCCCTCTCCCGGAGACACGAAGTCCTACTGTAAGGGTGGGACACAATTACGTTCCCTCGCTTTTCCGTCTTTTCAACTTGGATCGGATACATGCGCGCACCCTGCATGTCACTGTCGCATATTCCTGCGGCCGTCCTGGTCCGACGTTGACAGGGAATATGCGGCCACATCCGCACGCACAGAACCGCTCCTCGATTCCCTCGAGGCGTCGGAGCTCGGCCAGGATGGCTCGCATGTCGCGTCGGTCCGCCTTCCGCTCCCGATCCCGCTCTCGCTCTTCCTCGGATCGCTCTGCGACGTACCTGGCCTCCGCCTCGAAGCGATCCTGTCTCGCGACGGCTCCGGCCTCGCAGAACTCCTCGAGTACTTCAGCCTCGAGATCGAGCATAGTACGCCTCCAGTGCTGAGGTGAGCATGATGCGAGCCGATCGCACGAGTTCCACGACCAGGGCCGCGTCTGCTGCGGTTGTGGACGTGGCCAGCGCCTCCAAGGCTTCCCGGGGTCCGAGCGGTGGACGGTGCTTGCGAGCTCGCCTGCTGTTCACCGTCGCAACGGCTTGCTGCACGCTTTCCACATGGCACAGCAGGGCGATCGAGACGCCGCACAAGCGGGATGCGTCGCCAAACTGCAGCTCGAGCACAGCCCGATCCCTGCGTGAGAGCTTCCGCACTCGGGCAAAGATCCGCCGTGCATCGGCAAGCTTGCCGCGCCTGTTGTGGAGCCTCTCGAGCGCGTCGTCGCTGGCCGCGTACGTGGACCGGGTCTCGTGAGCCGATTGCTGCGCGGCCACCCACACGGGCTTGCCCTCCACCCACTGCTCGTGCGCATCCTGTCGAGATCCGCCGAGGGACAGTCGCTGCATGGTTGCCTCGAAGCCCCCCTGAATTGACCTCGCTCCGAGGTCGGCCTCGGCTCCGCCTCCGAAGTACCACTCGAGCTCCAGCAGATCGTCTGTGCTCATCGCTCCTCCACCGGGACATGGGGCGCCACGGGCTCTGCCTGGGTTCCGTGCACCACCAGCCTAACGACGCATCCGAGGTCGATCAGTTCCTCGCCCTGGGGACAGGTGCGCACGATCGCTCCAGCAAGACGTCTCGCGGAGTGGTCGATGTGGATCTCGGTAACCTGCCCACGTTGTCGAATTTCGATCATGCTTGCCCGTCCTTCGAATCCTTTGCCCTTGCTACGCGTCGAGACCCTCCCGACGGGTCCAAGGTCGATCCGTTCCCAGGTCGCGCCTTGGCGACGGCTTGGGCTCGCCTCTGGCAGGCGCTTCGCCTGTGGTCCCCCATCCAATCCCACGGCAGACCCAAAGCCACGTCCACCTGCCTGGAGTCTCCACACGCCGTGCAGACGAACCCGTCTTCCCGGCAGAGCACAGGGTCGGGCTCGAGATGCGCTCGGTCCTTTGCCTGCCGTTCGATCTCGTCGTCGGTGAGCTTGGTCATGCTGCTTCCCGCCGAACTGCCTCGACAACGGCCCGCGCCTCCGAGGGTGACCGAACCACCGCGTACACGCCGCCGGCGGCCTCGTGGATCGCCTGCCAGTCGCGCTGGTCCTGTGTCTGCGTCTCCCCCTCGCGCTTAACTTCGAGTGCGCACGCTACACCGCAGCACACGCCCAAAATGTCAGCGGTCCCAGTCGGCGCCGCCTTGAACAAGCCACGTCCGCCGCCCTCGGTCGTGTAGACGCGCTGGCCGGCGTTTGCCCTCCACCAGTACGCCCGACCGTCGCGTGAGACGTAGATGCCCGTTCTGACCCATCGTCCCTGACCGGTCTTCTTCGACACCGTCCAGCGGGGAGGAGTCTCGACGCCCAGCGACGCCAGGATCCAGGCCTGGATGTCTTTTTCCAGGGGCCCGCGGAGCTTGAGCCTCACAACCCACCTCGCTCCCGCACAACATCCGGCCAAAGTCCGAGGTCCCAGAGCGCACGCTCAGCCGTCGACCGGTCGCAGTGCATCCGCCTGGCAATCCTCGCGATGCATCCGTGACACTCCTCCACCAGGAGTTCCCACGCCTCGCGTTCTGCCTCGAGCGTCGCACGTCGCAGGCGGTATCGCGCTTCCCTGGCCTTCGACGCGTCGCGTGGGCTAGGGACCGGCTTGCGTCGCGTGGGGTAGCGCAGGCGTTCGCTCAGCGCATCGATTCTCGCTTGGACGTCGTCAAGCATCGCCACACCCGACCCTGACAACAACGGCGTGCTCGAGCATGCGTCGGGCCGTGCCCTCCCCATATCGCTCCTGAAGGCCCTTCTGGCTCCACTGCTGCCCCATCTCGCACCCAAGCCAGGTCGTCACGATGAGCGGCTGAGGAATTGCCTTGTCAAACCTCTCGTGCAGCACCTCGCGAATCGCGTGTTCGCCCTTTGGGTCCTCCTGCCCGATGTCGTCCAGTAGTAGGCAGGAAGAGCGAATGGCCGCGTCCACGAGAAACGGTCGGCTTCCCAGGCTTGCGTCGAGCCGAGCCCTTCCCAGCGCCACAGCTCCCACGAAGCGCGCAGATCTTCCGACGCCGGCCTCGATGACCTGTCGTAGAATCGCACACGCAAGAGACGACTTCCCCGCGCCGGACGGGCCCACGAGAATCACGCGAAGGAGCTTTTTTGCTACGATGGCGTTTGCCACCTTTCGAGCCCGCTCGATGGCGCGAGCGTGTGGCACCCTCACGGGCAATTCCGGCGCGTCGAAGGTTGCCCACCGAAGAGTCCCGGGAATGGTGGCGATGGCCTCTCGCCGGACCTCCACCGTACGGTCTCGGTCGAAGTCCTCCGCGCACTTGTCGCAGACCCCGAAGTGCTCGATGACCATCCCGCAGTTGATGCAATTGCCACCTTGCATGATCGCGTCGAAGTTGATGTTCATAGGTCGTCCACGTCTAGCGTCCTGAAGGTGACGCCCGTTGGGGGTTGGATCTTCGTTCGGTAGCCGCCGCCACTTGGGCCGTTTGGTCTGGGGCCCCTCCCGTCATCGAGAGCCCGCCGGATCCAATTCCGAAACCTCGCATCCCAGTCGGCGCATCGCTCTCCCTTCGACGAGGCCCAATCGCGCATGCGCATGGCCTCGGACTCGACCCATGAGGCTGGCTTCCCACCCTCTGTCATCGCCTGTTGGTGGTGAGCAGCGCTCGGGGCCCAGTCAGTCGGGAGGACAGTCTTGATGGTCCGGGGGCG